GCTTTTTATATTAATGTTATATAATATTATGCGTGTTGTTCTTCATATTGTAACAAGCATTCGACAGCTTTCTTACATAGGTCAACTTGTTTAGCTGTCATACCTTGAGCAATAATCTTTGACATTTCTAAACATTCTTTCACTTGGCTTTCATGTTTGGCGGTTACTGATAAATATAAAGCCATTGTTAAAGCATCATCTTTTGATTTTATTTCAACGTCCATTACATCCACCCCGCAATAATATATACAGTTCCAACCATTGCACCAACGAAACATACCAGGCCAGCAAAATCATATACGCCCAATAATATTAATTCGTTCCTAATTTTTCGCTGGCGTTTAATTGTTCTTAATTCCCTATTAGTCATTTAAAATTCCTCTTCTAATATTAGTGTAATTTTTGCTTTTACTAAGACGTTAGTATCCATAGCTATACCTAAAGCTTTTGTTATGCTCTCATTTTCAAGCGCAATACATGGATCAATTGAATGCTCTTTACATATTGCGATAAATTCATTTTTAGTCATTTTATTATCCCTCTTTATTTTATCTATACATAATAATTAATGCATATTGCTGCAGCTGTCAATAAATTATTATATATTTATTATATTTTATTTATATATTACCCATTGACAGTATATATAATATATATTAATAAGGTTACATAACCAAAACAAACATAAGGAAATAAAACAATGTCAAATGAAATTAAACAAAACATTATTCGAGATTTACAAGGCGATGTATTAAGCGGGGATCATTACACAATTAATATGTTTTCTTGCTGGCTCGATGGTTCATATTTAGGTGAAGCGCACTATAGAGAAAATCTTGCAGCTATTACAGAATGCAACGGCAACCGAAAAAAATTACGTTCATTCGTTATTAATGCTTTTACAAGTTACATTGCACACGATGCAGCTTGCTCATATGGGTACGCTCAAAAAGTATTAGTTGAATTTTTAGGCCTGGACACATTAAACAAGCTTAACGAGCAGCTAATAGATAACGTAATAGAATTTCATTCAACATATTGCGAGGCTGCATAATGACTAAACAAGAATTAATCAAAGCATTAGACAGCGGTTTAGATGTTCGCTGGTCAAATGACGGTTATAAATGCTTTAAAGATGTAACAGGCATTTATTCAGTAATTTGCACATCAAACGATAGTATGATCGGTATATTTAGCAAAGATATGCAACGATCAAACATAGGTTTAAAAGATTGTTACATTAAAGAGGAGCAAAGCAAATGATTAATTTAATAAAAGGCGATTGCTTCAATGAGATGCCAAAGCTTAAAAGCCAAAGTATAGATATGGTTATAACATCTCCACCATATAACAGAAAAAGAAACGATAAATATAATAATCATAATGACATAAAAAGCGATTATGTTTCATTTTTAGAAAAATCAATTAATGAATGCTTGCGGGTTTGTAAGGGTAATGTATTTTTTAATATACAAAAGAATACTTACAATCGTAAAGATGTTCATAAGATTATGGGAATGTTTTCAGATAAAATAATTGAGGTTTTAATTTGGAAAAAGTCTAATCCAATGCCAAACCCGCATTTAATAAACGCATACGAATATATTTTAGTTTTATCAGATAATAATAAATCATTAAAAGCAAATAAAACTTACACATTAAACCACTTTACAACGCCAGTTTACAGTGCAAACCCATATAAAAATATACATAGGGCTGTAATGCACCCTGACGCTTGCGCTTATATGATTGATAATTTTAGTAATGAAGGTGATATAATTTTAGACCCTTTTATGGGTATAGGAACAACAGGTATTGTTGCAACTGAAAAAAATAGATCATTTGTTGGAATTGAATTAGATCAAGAATATTTTAAAATATGTAATTCTAATATTATGCTAAGTAAAAATAAATATTGTTTAGAGGAGCAAAGCAAATGAAAACCTGTAAGGTAATAGCACAACCCTGGTACGATATGGCTATCCAGGATAAATTTAGCATCCAAGTTGATGAATTAACATTTCATATATTAGACGAATTAGGCAAGCCAATTGTAAACGACGATTTGACGCCAATGAAATTTAGATCATTACGAGAATTAGATTTTGTTACAGATTACATTGATCTTGATGATTTGGAGGTGATTTAAAATGATAAGCAACGATCAAAAAATGACAATATCTTTAATTGAAAGTATGGACGAATTGAAACTTAAACAATTCTTATTTTATAATCTTGAAAGTGTTGACCCGCATTTATATAAATTATTGTTTAACGCAATTAAAAGAAAAAACCTTTCCACTCGTGTTTGGCAGGCTTTAAATTATATGTCTGGAAATAAAAGGTTAGGATGGGGAAAGCCATATAGCACAGATTTTTGGAGTGAAATATATTTTTATGATGTAATATTAAGAACTGAAAAGTTTTTTAAAAATATGCCAAACATTGGTAAAAAATCAGTTAACGAAATTAAAGAATATTTAAGCGAATACGGCTTAAAATTAAATACAGATTTGAAAGATGTTAAATATGAAGCATTAAAATCTTTAAATCTTATTAATTTAAAACATGATTATTTGTTTGTTGAAAAGAGGGGTTTTATGAAATGATTGTTACATTATCACGAAAAGAATTAAGCGATTGTAAACAAGCTGCAACTTTACGCTGGCAATTAGCAAGGTTAAGCGGTGTTACAAACCAAAGAAAAGATAAAGGCAGAACCGACCAGGATTTAGATTTCTTAGGTATAAAAGCAGAATTAGCCGTATCAAAAGTTTTTGATTTAGATTTTAATCCATTTCAATTAGGTGTTGATGATGGGGCAGACATGTTTTTACATAACATTTCAATTGATGTTAAATCGACGTTTTACCCACACGGCAAACTGCTGTTTAAAAGCAAAAAATCATTTAAATCAAATTGTTCTGTATTGGTGGCAAAAGTTGATGAAGATAAAATGAACGTTGCTGGCTTTGCAACAAAAACTATGTTTTTGGAGCAAGCCGTCCAAAATGATTTGGGACATGGTAAAGGGTGGATGATTGAACAAAGTGAATTGTTACCATTGTCTAAACTATGGGAAGTTGCAACAGAACAAAAACTTTACAAACCAAAAAGGGAATCGAACAAATGACTTTTTTTACACTTTTAAGCATTTCCTTGACTTTAGAAGGTGGATCGAACTTTGAGCAAATGTATGCCAGCGCAAAAGAATGCGGGGATGCATTACCAGCAATATATTACGAATATTATCCACATTTTCCTGATGCAATGGGGCAATGCCTGCAAACAAATAAAGTTTCGTCAATAGACATAAAACCAAAACTACGTCCAGAGGGGTTAAAATTATGATTAAAGATATAGAAATTAATGTTGGTGGCAAAAAGATTGATTTTAACACCAATGATATTTTGAATGAAGTTTTTAAAAAACACATCAAAGATTTACAGAAAAATCAACGAGATGTTACACCTATGATAAATGAAAAAGGTCATTTTGTGAGGTTTATTGATGTCGATTGATCCTAGAACCGTAAGGCAAATTAAAATGGCAGCTGAACAAGGCTTAACGCAAGCAGAAGCTTCAAGGCTGTTGGATATGAACCAAAGCTATATAGCACGAGCAAAAGCTTTATATAACATTAAATTTATAATGCATGAGGATAAATATGCACATTTCAGAAGCCCACAAGATGACATTAAGATTAATGAAAATGAACTCGTTAATGATAGAGGACATGAAGAACCCAGACCCGACCAGGGACAGGAAATTTTACAGGTGGTTTCTGGAGGAGCAACAAGCTTTAATGGAGAATATGGAGTTGAGACTGAGAAGCCACCGAAAACAATCCAAGAACTTAAAGAAAGATTAAAACAAAATGATAAGCAAAACCATTACGAGATAATATATTCTTTTAAGCTGCAAGAATTTGAAAAACAGCAAATTAAATTAGGTTTAAGAACCCCATTACATAAGGGAAGAAAGATACAAAGTTTATCAACATCAAGTGCAAATAAAAACATTGCGTTAAACTCACAAAGCTTTCCTGCAAAGCATGAGACAGCAAAACAACAGCGTATTTTAAAATCAATTAATCGTGGTGGAAGATATACAACGTCAATGATTGCTAGAAATACAGGGTTAAGCGTTTCATATGTTGCGCCGCAGTTAAATGTACTTTTTAATCAAGGTTTGGTCTTGCGTAGTAACGAAAAACAACCGCCTTTTATTGGTAGTTTGGATGGTAAAAAAACTTATCGTTACGTTTATTTTAAAAAAAATAATGAATAGTATATTGCACTAATATGATTTATATATATAACTGACTACAAAACAGAATGGAGAACAAAATGGATAAGAAAAGATTAATAAGTTTTAGTGAAAGCCAAGACCAAGCAATAAGTGAGGCAGCGCATAAGAGTGGATTATCATTCACAGCATATGTTCGTATGGCGGCACTTATGCAAGTGACAAAACAAGGTGTGGAAGTTAGCCCACCAAAGGAAGATTTGTCTGCAATATCTGTCGGCTATGGTTTAGTTTTAGACATGGAACCAAAATAGGAAGATTAATATGCTTTCAATATTTGGTATTGATCCAGGATATAGTGGTGCGATTGCGATTTATTGGCCAGAAGCCAATAAACTCGAAATCCACGATATGCCAATAATGTTAAATCATGCTGGCAAGAATATTATAGACTGTCATACATTATTACATTTGCTTGAACCTGAAACGAAAAAAAGGTTTGCAGTTGTAGAGCGTGTGAGTGCAATGCCTGGACAGGGTGTATCAAGTGTATTTAGGTTTGGTGAGGGCTATGGAATGCTTCAAGCATGTATTCCAGCCAATAAGCATCCTATGCATTATGTAACGCCTGCAAAATGGAAGAAATACTTTGGTTTAAATAGGCATAAAGGCGTAAGCAGAAGTAAAGCAACCGAGCGCTTTCCAGAATATGCTCAATTATTTAGTAGGGTCAAAGATGACGGACGTGCAGAAGCCGCTTTGATTGCATTATATGGGGCTGAAAATTTTAAATAGAGGAGAATAAACTATGACTATGATTTTAAGTAATAAAATGAGCAATGAAGAGTATCATGCACATGAGAATATATCATCAAGTGATTTGAAGGCAGTAGCCAGCACAACACTACGTCACTGGAAGGGTAAAGTACGCAAAGAAAACCCTGCCTTTGATTTAGGTACGGCAGTACATGCGATGCTACTTGAGCCAGAGAAAGATTTAATTTTACGTGGGCCAGAGACAAGGCGCGGCAAGGCGTGGAGTGAAGCCAAAGAGGATGCAGAGAAGCAAAATAAGCTACTCCTGACCGAGGCTGACTATGATTTAGCATGTGACATGGCTGAAGAGTGTTTAACGCACCCTATGGCAGCTAAATTATTGAACAACAAAGAGTTGATTACAGAAGCATCATTCTTTGTAACGTGTCCTGAAACTGGATTAGGGCTTAAAACCAGGCCAGATGGGTTTTTAGCATCTGCTGGCTTAATTCTTGATGTTAAGACATGCCAAGATGCAAGCTTAAATGGGTTTTCTAAAGCTTTAAGGAATTTTAATTATTCTTTGCAACAAAGCTTTTACAGATATTGTTTAGAGATTGAAGGTATTAAGATTTCTAGCTTTATATTTATCGCAATTGAAAAAGAAAAACCACATGCAACAGCATGTTATGAATTGTCAGATAAATATGACAGGTATGCACGACAAGAAATGATGCAAACATTACACAAGATAAAGCGGGCAAAAGAAACTGGTGATTTTAGCACTGGCTGGCCTGACTTAGATACAATATCTCTACCACCTTGGTTGGATGGCGAGATATAATTTATCCCAGCGTGAGGGTGTCACGTATTTTTAAGG